ATAAACTTGGTGGGGTAGCGTTTTTTCTAATTCATTTTACTACACTGTATGAGTCAAAGGCTTTTATAGTTCCAATGGATCTTATTATAAGATACTGGGAACGTGAAACAAGAAAGTCTATACCAATTACCGAATTTAAAAAAGAATGGTTAGTAGAGATCAACGAGTATCTCAAAGATATATTATGATTACTAAAGAACATGTAGGCTGTATAATTCAGCCAGTACTAAAAGTAAATATCGCAGTTGCCTATGTAGGGGAACTTGCAAATATAAATGACGAAGGAATATTTACACTTATACCTTTTGATCAAACAAAAGATCCTAAACTTTCAGAAGAAGTGATAGGGCCTTGTGTAAGATACCCAATGTTATTAGACGTAAAAGAAATTTTAGCAGTAGTGCTATTAAAGAAAGTAAAGTAAATGGCTGAACAAAAAAATAAAAAACTTGTAATTAAATATAAGTTATTGGATAATAAAGCAAAAGCACCGCAAAAAGGATATGACACCTCAGCAGGTATAGATCTTTGTGCATTATATAAATACAGATTAACAGGACATTCGACTAAAGTTTTACAAACAGGCATTGCTGTAGAAATACCAAAAGGATGGTATGGACAACTCCACGATAGAAGTGGTCTGGGGTCAACTACCACTTTAAAAGTTAAAGCAGGAGTCATAGACTCTGAATACCGTGGAGAGATAGGTATTATATTAAATAATACAGGACCATATCCACTTATTATCGAAGAGGGAGAAAGTATAGCTCAAATGGTTATATTACCTGTTCCCGAAATTACTTTAAAGGAAACAGACGAATTGTCGAAAACAGATAGGGGAACAAAGGGATATGGTTCAACCGACTCAGCATAGAGCTTTTTATCTATCTGACACTTTTATAGACGAGTTTAAAGGTAGTCAACCTAAGTGGGGACCACTTGGGTACGTAACATACAAACGAACTTACGCCAGAAAAAGAGATGATGGGACAACAGAAGAATTCTGTGATACTTTAAGACGTGTGGTAGAGGGTACATTTAATATGCAAAAAACGCATATTATAAAAAATAGTTTAAGCTGGAATAATGTCCAAGCCCAAAGAACCGCACAAGCTATGTACCGGGCAATGTGGGACTTTAGGTTTCTACCTGCCGGTAGAGGGCTATGGGCTAACGGAACTAATTATGCAGAAAATAAAACAGCAGCAGCTTTGTTTAACTGCGCCATGATTAGTACAAACGACATAGCTAAACGTGGGCCTGAAATTTATGAATTTATAATGGACGCGTTAATGCTTGGAGTGGGAGTAGGATTCGATACTTTAGGAACAGGGAAATTAGAGATACAAACTCCAGAAATAACTAACGGATTAGTATATAGTATTCCTGATACTAGAGAAGGGTGGGTTGAATCTGTAGGATTAATTCTAAATGCCTACTTTAATGGTGGCCCATTACCTACATTTGAGTATGATCAAATAAGAGCTTATGGAGAGCCTATTAAAGGATTTGGTGGTACTGCTAGTGGCCCAGAACCATTAATAGTTTTACATACTACTATTCAAAAACATTTTGAAGGCCGTGAAGGTGAAGAAATTACTTCTAGTGATATAGTAGACATAGAAAACTATATTTCGAAATGTGTAATAGCTGGTAATGTAAGACGTTCTGCTGCTCTAGCTTTAGGTGACCCATTAGATAAAGAGTATATGGAACTAAAGCATGATGAAGAAAAATTAAAGTCACATAGGTATGGAAGTAATAATGCTATAGCTTGTACGATAGGCATGGACTATTCAGAGGCTACTAAAAATACAATAAAACAAGGTGAGCCTGGGTATCTGTGGTTAGAGAACGCAAGATGGAATGGTCGTATGGGCGAGTGGTGTGATGATTCTTTTGTTATGGGTGTTAATCCTTGTGGGGAAATCTTCCTCGAATCAGGTGAACTATGTAATCTAGTAGAAACCTTCCCAGCTAATCATGAAACTTTGGCTGAGTATAAACGCACACTTAAGCTAGCTTATTTATATGCAAAGACTATGACTCTAGCTAAAACACATTGGCCAGAGACTAATGCCAAGATGCTTAAGAACAGACGCATAGGTGTATCACAATCAGGTATTATACAGGCGTTCCGTAAACATGGTCGCAGAGAGATGTTAAAATGGAGCGACGAATCTTACAAGCATCTAAGAGAGCTTGATAAAATCTTCTCTGACTGGATGGCTATTCCGACTAGTAAGAAAATTACTACAGTAAAACCATCTGGTACGGTATCTCTTTTATGTGGAGCCACTCCTGGTATACATTATCCAGAAAATAAGTATTATATTAGACGTATTAGATTCTCTAATACTTCAGAGCTAATCCCCATACTAAGGGAAGCTGGATATAAAATTGAAGATGACGTATATGACTCAGGTGGGAAAACCTTAGTTGTAGAGTTCCCAGTAGAGGAACAATTTTATGAGAAATCTAAATATGATGTAACTCTGTGGGAACAGTTAGAAAATACTGCGCAATACCAGCAGTACTGGGCGGACAATGCAGTTAGTAATACTATCACATTTCAAGAGAATGAAAAGAAAGATCTCCCTCGCGCACTTGAGTTATATGAAACTCGTTTAAAGAGTGCGTCTTTCTTACCGTTAGGTACTCATTCATATGAGCAGGCTCCATACGAAGCTATTACCAAGGAACAATATATTGAAATGAAGAGTAACTTAAAAGAATTAGACTTCAGTTCAATTAATATTGATGGCAAAGGATTGAAATATTGCGATGGAGATAACTGTACAATAACAACTTAGGTTATTTTGGTATAAGAAGAATAACTAGGCGACATCGCTTAGTTTTATATTGAACGGGGGAGAAGCAAATTGCTTCTCTCCCTTATTTTTACATTTATAAAGGACTTAATTCGTACAATGCATGAACTAAAAATTCGTTACATCAAGTGCAAAAAGTGTGACCACATTCATTATATTGAAACATGTGTTAGGGATCAGAACCCTTCCTGTTTCAAATGTGGCCACTCAGAGTTTACTTCAAAGTTAACCAAGCAGGACCTGTTTGAAGCTCGCAGATCTCCTCAGAACTGTGTTTGCAACCAAGCACTACAGGCAGAGCTTGAAGAAACTACCAGAAATATAGCTATTACTTTGCATAAGAAGTATCAGGGTGCAGAGCTAATTAAAGCTATCGCAGACACTATGATGGCGTGCATTAATTCAACTAGACAAAACGCTGTGCAATTAGCAGGCCCTTTCTTTAATAATCAAACCGATAATAATAAATGAACGATAAAGATTTTTTAAACATTGGAGTAGGACGCTCCAATAAGACAGTAACAGTCATAAATATTGACCAAGAAGAAGTTAATTTACCGAGTGGTCCTAGCAGTAAAGCCATTTTTACAGTCCGCGATGCAGAAGGAAGAGAGTTCAAGATTAGTGACCTTCTTCTAGAGGATCGTGGAGAATCTAAAAAAGCAGGACTTTGGATCAATATAAATGACGATGGAGAACTATCCAGTTATACTGGGTTAGCGAAATTAATTAAATTCTACGAAGTTAACTCATTACAGGAATTAATAGGTAAAGAGGTAAACGCAGATAATGACGATAATGGATTCTTAGTACTAAGTATCCTTAAAAACTAAAAAAGAAAAAAAGAAATATATGAGAATACCGTCCGGTAGATTAAAAGTAATAAACGCATTATATGATCTAGGATTTGAAGAAGCAGACTATGACTTACTTAAAAAGACCTCGTTTAAGTTTAAGTCAAGCCCAGTATTACAGTCTGGGGATAGTAGTTTAAGAAGTCATATAGGGTTTTTATTTAATACAGGAAAAATGTTAGCTTACCATCAGTTTTTACTGGATAATGACTATAACTTTACTTCACAGGGTGACGTAACAACTGCTATAGCTAATTACGATTGGGCAAAAGAAATTAATCAAGACATAGGTGAACTTTTTGAAACTTTGCCAGAAGAGCAAGTTAAAAGTATAAATAAGATGATACCTAAAGGAAAGATAAAATTCTTTTATTCATTGACAAAGACTAATAACTATGGAAGTAACTGTCCTATTATTACTGATAAAGACACCTTTATTATTGATTCATTAAAGGATACAGATCTAGCTGATCTTGAAAAGATAAGTAAAATTCAAGAACGATTCTCCAGTTATAACTCATTTCTAGATAGAAACAGAGGGTACGGAGAGAACAATAATAAATTTCAGTTATTGGGTACCTGTCATTTTAGTAATGCACAGGTTGCTCTATCTTATACAAAAAACTTTTATTTTGGCAAAGACTCAACTCTGCCAATAAATAGTTTTGGTAATTGGCTCTTAAGCAGCAGGCGTGGATATAATTCTAACGCTTCTGGATTAAAGATAAATGAGATAGATTTATTTTTAAAAGAATCTTATACAACAAACTTTGATAAGATTACTACTAAAGAGCCTACTCCTGAGCAACTAGAGTTATTAAAAGAAAATAACAAGTTTAGATACATACATTCAGTATATGAACATCATAACACTAGATATTGTGTAGTCGGTAGCTCAAGTACATTTCCTTATTACAACACTCCACGAATTCATAACGCAGCAGAATTTTGTGCAGGAGATTACTTTAGTTGGTTTAAAGTAGAAGCAACTAGTTCTTGGTATGACTACGCTGATGCTGGACACTTAGTATATTACAAGCTTGGTCCTGATGGTACTGTGGCAAATAGAGGTAATGATGACCCATTACTAACGCTGGGTGAAGCTGTATTAACAGACCCTGCCCCGGTTATGCTTAATAAAGTAATAATCGAAAATTATCTAAAGACAAAGGCTAGTGAAGATAGAGTTGTTGTTTTAGATAATGGTACTTTGAATACTATCTTGAGACTGCACATGAAAAAAGAAGAACGCACTCAAAAAGTAGTTCAAAGTAAAAACATAATGACTAAGAAGATAACCAAAGTTATTAATAATTTAGAAACAATAAAGAAAACTAAATTAAACGGTATTGATATAACTGAGGACTCTATTAGTTACGCAGGACAAACACTTTCTATTGATAAGAATACCTATACAGGGCACGACAGATGGCTTAATGATGTATTTGATAAGATGTTAAGAAACACAGATCCTAATTCCATTGACTGGGATCTTGTTTACGCAACATTTTTAAGTTATTTAAGTCTGGGTAGTAAGAGCACCGCTGGTACAATAGGTAACGTTAATTTTAATCTTGAGATAAAATCATCCACCTCTACAAGAGGTGTGACCTCTACAAGATACTACATTAATGAAAATCGTATTAATAAGAATGAAGTTGATGAATGTCTCGAGCGAGCTTTGTGCTTTGAGACCCAGGAGGACTTCGATTATTTCCTAGACTCGGTTAGAAAATGTTCGTTAAAATTACATAAATTACTGCACCGTGGTATTAATATTAGTGGAGTAAGTGATGTAATGGGGTCATCTCCAGGACATAATAATTACAATCAATTCTCTATAAAATTCCCGATTACTAGAAAAGGTCGTACAACCTCTATGGTTCTAGATGGGAACTCATACAGAATTCGTAATACAAATAGATTCTTGACAATATCAAATAAAAGAAGTATTTTAGATGTGGTAGATCTACTACTTAATGAAAAAATAGTAGAGGGTGTAACCGTAGACGATGTTAAAGATATTATAACTGCTGGACGAAAAGCTTATGTTGAAGCTTTAAAGAAGAGTCAGGAACTACTAACTGACACCATTAAGTTATTTAAATTAACAGAGGAAACAAAAGACACCACTAGAGGAAGAGTCAAAGGGTATAAAATAAAAGGCAAAATAAGAACTTACTTTGTTGAAAAAGGATCATTAGAGCCTGACTCTAATAATCACAATGATTGCAAGGTCTTTGACTACAATTCTGGAAAGTATATTTGTATTGTTGATAAAGGAAATGCTGCTCAAGTTGGTATGGATAGGCTAGTAAATAGATTATATGCACTACACAACGATGACTTAGTAGCAAAAGAAATAACTACACTTTAAATAAAGAGAAAAACTATGGCAAAAGAAAAAGAAATCACATTAAAGATCGTATCCGCTGAAGGTCACACAGAGTTTCAAGGCACTGGTGCAGAGGCCCTTGCAGAGTTGCAAGAGCAATGCACAAACAACAGTAAGTGGGCTTATGTAGATGGCCGTCAGGTTAATCCTGACACTGTGGGCATTGAAGATCTTTTAAATGCTGAAGACATCACTTTAGCTAACACACTAATTGGTGGCTAATGGAAGTTTTCATTACTCCTGAGATAGTTCAGGAGTTAAAAATATATGGCGATTCAAGCCCCGTGCACGAGGTGTGCGGGGCTTTTATCGGCACTAAAATCAAAAACGAATGGCACATAGAAAAGTTTATACCACTTACCAATGTAATAGCAGGACTCAATGGTAAAGAAGATTACCAGCCTCACCCAGAAGAATGGTTAAATGTTATAAAAGAGACCACTCATTATAACGATGATGCTAAGTATGATTTTATAGGGGTGTACCATACACATCCTAATAACAAACCATATCCCTCAATAACAGACGTTCGAGAGGCCGGTTATAAGGGAATATACATTATATATTCTCCTAAATATAAGACCTTTGGTGTTTACTATTATAATGGTGATCGGGAACATCTTATGTGGGTACCAGCTATATGTCATGACATAGATGAAAGAGAACTAGTAACTTGAAAAAAATATTAATTGTAGGTGCTGGTGGAATAGGAAGTTGGCTTGCTGCTAATTTATACGACTTAATTTGTTGGGAACAATTACCTGACAGTAACGTAGAAATAACTATAGCAGACGATGACCACGTAGAAGCAAAAAATATTTCTTATCAAAATTTTGAAGACGAAGATATAATGGACCCTAAAGCAGCAGTATTACATGCTAGATATGGGTTTAAAGCTTTAGAAAAAAGAATTACAGATGAAAGAGATTTATACGGATATGATTGTATTGTAAGTGCCGTGGACAACCCAAAGTTCAGGCGGCTCTTATTTGAATATTGTCATGTTTATAGTCGAACCCATTGGATCGATTTAAGATCAGAAGGTAGAACAATAGCTGCCTTTACTACATCTGAAAAGAATACTTTGGAAAAAATGTTAGATACATTAGGTCCAGAGGATGCGGAAGATGGAAGTTGTCAGCTACAGTTTGAGCTAGATAATGATATCATCCAACAAGGAAATAAAATTGTGGCTGTGATAGGATCTCAGTATATCCTTAATTGGCATAGATTTGACACTAGTCCACCCGTATTTTCTTTTAATTTTTAACTTGACTAATCAAGTATAATATACTATATTGATTAAGGAAATAACTTCCTACGTTACCTGTAGGTAACGAACTTATAACATATTGGAAAATAACAAATTATGTTAGACTTTGACTCAATTTATGCGATTGCCGTGGTTGGTATTCCTATTGTTACTAACTATGTAAAAAGCGCTGTTCCTAAGAGATTGTGGCCTTTAATCCCATTTGCACTTGGCGCATTAGTTGCCGGTATCTGGGGATCAGAACAAGGCGTACAAATGCAAGCGCTGCTTACTGATGCGTTCTTACTAGGTGGCGGTGGTACTATGCTATATAGTGCTCATAAAGCTGCTACTAATGGCGGAAAGCCTGAAGTTACTAAGAAGAGAAAGTAAAATAAACAACCTATAGGCCCATGAAGAGGAGTCAGAAATGGCTCCTCTTTTTTATATATTAAAATAGAAAGAACTTAATGTCAGCCTTAACGCAATATTTAAACGAAATCAAAAACAATAAAGTTCTGACTAAAGAAGAAGAATTAGAACTTGCAAGAAAAGCACAAGCTGGAAACGAACATGCAAAGAATAAACTAATCACTGCTAATTTGCGTTTTGTTGTAAGTGTCGCTAAACAGTATCAAGGCCAAGGTATTCAATTAGAAGACTTAATTGGTGAGGGTAATTTAGGACTTATGAAAGCGTTAGATAGGTTTGATACATCTAAATCGTTTAAGTTTATTACTTATGCGGTGTGGTGGATTAGACAATCTATTATTAATGCTATTCATGAAAATGCAAGACTTATTAGATTACCGGCTAACAAGATCGGCCTAGTTGGTAAGATAAATAAAATCAAAAGTAGTTTAGAACAAACTTTAGGCAGAGACCCATCTTTTGATGAACTACATCATGAACTACAACAACATGAAATCTTCGATGATATAAATTCATTATTGTTTCACTATGTAGACATTGATAAGAAAACAGAAGAAGGAACAAACATCCATGAAATAATTCCTAGCTCAGATGACCCTCCTAGCACAGATGTTGAGCGTGAATATTTAACGGATGATATTCTAGATATTTTAAAAGATTTTACCGAACGTGAACAGCAGATAATTAAAATGTACTTTGGTATCGGAGAGATACGTAATTATACATTAGAAGAAGTCGGTGATGATTTTGGATTAACTAGAGAACGTATAAGACAAATTAAAAAACAAGTAATTGAAAAGTTGCAGATGAATCATCGCAAAACTAAATTACAAATACATATGCAAGAAGATTAAATGTTTATTTCAAAACCAGAAGATGTGCCAATAGTAGAGAGGTTTATAAAAACTAGAGGTATAATCGGGTATGATGTAGAAACTAATGGACTAGATCCTCATACGAATGAAGTACTTCTAATACAAATAGGCACCGAGCATACTCAGTATGTACTAGATGTTGCGAGACTTGGTACTAGTATATTTCCTGTTCTAGAATTACTAGCAAAGCCTGATACTGCTAAAGTAGCACACAACTCTAAGTTTGACTATGTTATGACCAGGGCTAATTTTGACATTGATCTTTTAAATATGAAAGACACATTATTAGCAGATTACTTGTTGACACAGGGTAAAAACATACCAAAACATAGTTTTGACGCAGTAGTAGATAAATATCTTGGAGAGACTGTCTCTAAGGATTTACAGAAAAGCTTCGTAGGTATGAAGTTTGGTGATCAATTTTCAGAGGAACAAATTAAGTATGCTGGTGATGACGTTAAATACTTATTACCGCTGCATACTAAATTGGACAAGTTTATCAGACAAAGAGATATGAGTAAACTAGCCCATTTAGAAAATTCTACTGTGCGGGCTACGGCTGAGTTAGAATTGAATGGTATACACTTAGATAGAAAAAGATGGCTTGCCTTAAAAGATATAGCATTAAAGGCCGCTATTGATTTAAAGGTTGAGCTGGATGAAGCGTTCGCTCCACACTGCTCAGTAGATCTTTTTGGGTCACCTACGGTAAATTATGATTCTCCTAAACAAATGTTGGAATTATTGCCTAAGATATGTAATGTAACATTAACCTCTACTAATAAACAAGAACTTGAAAAACAAAATCATGCAGTAATTAAACTATTACTAGAGTACAGAAAACGAAAGAAATTAGTTACTACATACGGACAGGAATTTCTAGATAATAATGTAAACTCTGTAACAGGTAGAGTTCATTCTAGTTTCTGGCAATTAGGTAACACAGACTCTGGTAGATATGCCAGTACCAAACCTAATATGCAGAATATACCAGCAGGTGCTGTATATCGTGCTGCTTTTACAGCACAAGATCTAGACTATAGAATAGTCGCAGCGGACTTCGCAAATCAGGAACTTAGACTACTAGCTCATATGAGTGAAGAAGATAAGTTTATTGAATGTTTGAGAACTGGAAAAGATTTGCATGCCTACTGTGCCGCTATCCTGTTCAATAGAAACTATGATAGTATTACTAAAGAAGAGCGTGATGCCGCTAAAGCCATCAATTTCGGTATGAATAATGAATAAAATAAATAATGCCGAAAACAAACTCGCCAAATTCGGGGAAACCTCAGCACATAATGGTGGTGGCAATCCCGAGCTAAGCCTGAAGAAGCAGGAAAGTGTAGAGACTAGACGACGAGTATGTAAAAAGTGTGACAATGTACTTCCAAAACGTAGACAAAAATTCTGTTCAGATAAATGTAGAAACGCATTTAACTCTCACGCGTGGAGAATTAAAAAAGGTTTAATTAAAAAACCATATAGTGGTTCTGGTGGTAATCAATCAGGAAAAGATAACCACATGTATAAAAACGGAATAAGAAATTTTAGTTTACGGGCTTTTGAATATTATGGTAAAACTTGTAATCGATGTGAGTCAGAAAAAAATATCCTGACTCATCATAAAGATCATAATCGACAAAATAATAATATAGAAAATTTAGAAGTTCTATGTAAGAAATGTCATCAAAAACACCATTGCACACGAGACCAAGTAACAGGTCGTTACATAAAGGGATAGTCCGGGCCTCTGGTAAACCAGAGGGTTCCTGGTTATTTACGGAATGGGTGCTAAGAGATTATCAGCTGTTCTAAAAATTTCAATACCTGAAGCATCTGGCTTATTAAGATCTTACTTCTTAACCTTCCCTAAAATCGCTAAACTAATTAAAGATTTTACCGACAGTGCAGAAGATTTAAGATACGCATTTAGCCCGCTTGATGGTAGACGAAGAGATTTAAGTTCAATGGATTTTGATAATCCAAAACATCATAGCCATGCTATGAACATTGCTAAAAACTTACCATTCCAGGGTACTGGTTCTAGTGTTACTAAACGAGCTTTATGGAAAACGAGTGAATCAATTAGAGATAACAAATATGATGCTATGATAATCAACGCAGTTCACGACGAAATTTTATTAGAAGTACATAAGGATGAAGTTGATGAAGTCGCGGGCATGTTATCATTAGAAATGATAAAAGCGTTTAATCATTATGCTCCGTCAGTGCCTATGGAAGTAGAACCTGTGATCGGAGACTGTTGGATTCACTAAGTCATTTTGAGGATATGCAGAAAAAGCTATACAGCTTAGCGAAGAAGAAAAACCACGACTACGGCTCAGCCAATATTGAGATACTTGGAGAGAAGGGCTGTTTTGTTAGAATGTCTGATAAATAAATAGACTAAAACAACTAATGTGGGATAATCAAGAAGCTGAAGTAAGCGATGAAAGCATAGACGACTCATTAGCAGACCTCGCTAATTACGCAATAATAACTTTACTGTTGCGTAAAGACAGGTGGGGAAAAGACGACACTTTTAAATAAAGAAAAAGAGAGACACATTTGTGCCTCTCTTTTTTTAGCCTAAAATTTAAATCTCTAACTACTAAAGTTTAATAGGTACAACTCTTGATGCACGTAAGCCAGCATTCTCTAAAAGAATAGTCTGGTTCGCGGCAACACTAAACTGGTGATTTTGGATATAACACTCTTCCAAGTAGAAACCACCCCATGATTCATTCTCTTTATCATGTATAACAAATCCTAAACCTAACGGCTTATTGAAGAACGATGATGCTAGGTTAATGAAGAACTCTTCGCCTAATTCAGGGTCAGACGCATCAAAGTCTGCACCGGGCATATCATCTGGATTTGTAATTGCATCATACTCTGTAGTACCAAGATTCTCGTAAAGAGCCCTTAATAACGACTTACCATCAAATAGAACTCTAGTAAGCCCGGCTTGTACGAAAGTACGCCCTGGAATAAAGTATGGTGCGCGAGATCCAATTTCAAATAACTGCTGTAGCTGTTTATTCTGAGTTACTGTAGCATTTTCCACTAATCCAATAGGGATTAAATTTTCAATATTTTCAGGTAACTCGCTAGGACCAGCTAATACAACGCAAGACTCAGAAGATACAAAATTATCGATAGCACCAATATCTTGTACATGTCCAACGCTAAAATCCCAATCAGCTTTTGTTCTTGACATAAATTACCCTCCCTAGAATAACAACTGGATTTTAATGTAATTGGCAGGATATTTTACCTGCACTTCAATTTCGACCAAAATTGAATCCGGACCTATAGGATCTTGTAATACATTAAGAACCTTAAAATCGTTTACATGACCTTCTCTTACTAAATATCTGCCCTGACCATTTAAGATTGTAGTTAACATTCTTAAGAAATTAGGGGTAATTGCATATTTACCAATATAAGATCTTAATCCAGCACGTAAGAATTTAGATACAAAGTCTAATGCCTTTGTAACACTTAGCTCCCTCTTGGCCACACTGCTAATGTCTGTTGACATCTGGTGTCTGGAGCTTATAGCCGAGTTCGGCGTAGGTTGTGTCATAATATAAGTACCACCTTCACCCATGGTATTCAGATGTGCTTCAGAGAAGTAATCTTGAGAACCATAAGTTTTAGAGATACCTGCACTAGCCACGTTTGTTAGCGGAGCAGAAGGTGCTTGTCCAGCAACTTGCCCAGCAACCACAGCACAATAGTAATATCCAGGTACAGGAACATAACAGGAGAGTGAGTGAATACCGTTATGTAACATTGTAGTTACCATAGCAGCAGTAATATAATCTCCTGTCCAGTATTTTGTACCATCAGTTAAAGTCATATCAGTAGCTAATTTTGCTTTAGCTCCATAAGTACTAAAAGAAAGATTGACAAAGTCGCTAAAACTATTCTCAATCCAAGTAGGATCAACAGTTAAAATGTGTCTAGTTTCAAGAACATATGCAACATCAGGGTGTACAGAGAAAATTCTCTTACTACCGATGGCGAAATTCTGTGCTTTAATTTCATTAGCAATAGTGGCTTTTTCAGCACTAGTTGTCATATAGTCAGAGTTACCAATTTCTTTGTTAACAATTCCTATACGTTCGTGCTTGTTTGTAGCCAATGACTGAGCCTCTACATGAGTTTTTAATGTAGTTGCTAAATTATTTGCACTTTCCATAATCGCAATAGCATAGATTTCATGCGGCTCTAATTCATCAAGTCCTGCGCTATAGTCGTCACTAGCAAATCCACTGACGGCAAAGGCATTGATAGAAGTACCAGCATTAATTTGTGCTAAGTATGTTCCATAAGCTAAGGGGTTCCAACTAACAATTTCCCCAAGCTTTGTTCTAATGTCTGAAACTCTTTCGACATTCTGAATTTTTGTTAAATCAGTTTTTTGAGATCTATACCCAACTTTAATTTTAGCTGACGGTATTACCCAATCAGTAGCATCACCTGTTAATTCAGAAGGCAGCGCTAGACCAGAAGTGATAGTAACAGTGTCAGTAGCAAAAGAAACTGTTACATAATCATTACTTTGGTCAAAGTGGTATAAAGTCCCCGCATGAACTCCAGATGTTACGTAAGCATCAACAATAACTAATGCGTCATCGTTATCGCTGATATTGTAATAATCTGAGTTATAACCTGATAATTGAATCTCCATAGTACCATCACCAGCACTATATTCAACACTCCATTCAGAACTATCTAACGTTGGATCCTGCCAATAATAAGCAGCCCCTAAGAGACAAGTCTCTAAATCTGGAGCAGTAAGAACAGGTGTAACAGAAGTCTCAATTTGAGATATTTCAACTCCTGGTTTGACGTACGCCATATAGGATCCTCCAAAGTTTAATCAATTTAATTCCTGTTTTACAACAGAAGCACCCGACTAATAATATAAATTATTATTAATTTGTTTTTTCTTTTTTAAGGCTTTTGATGTTCCTTTTACAGCCTCAAACCCTAATCTTCCAATCATTGCTGTTTGGGCTAGCCCTGGAGCTAAAGTCCAAGCAGCAGTTTCTTTAATTCCATGGCCAGCGCGGCTGCCCAAAGATTTTGCTGTACCATCAGCTTTTTTGCCAGGTATTAACTCCACAGCTCCAAAAGCTGGACCACTTGAGAGAACTGCTCCAGTTCTTGTGACTGGACCTCTTTTTACTAACGCCTTGCCTTCATTTGTAAATCCAGTTACCTCTTTTTTAACTCCAAAAAGACGACTTTTATAAAATCGTTTATCACCTTTAATCATAGTAGTATCTATTTTTTTTGTTTTCCAGAACTTTAATCCACTCAATCCTTTAGAAAAAGAAGGCATTTGCAATCCAGTAACTTTAGATCTCTGTAAAGGTCTTGACGCTGTACCTGTCTGTGTCCAAAGATTTCTAGCATAAGCCCTTGGACTCCTTAAAGCAGTTTCCATATTAAAGCCAAGCTCACCAACACCACGTCTTAAAAACCCGTGTCGTGTTTTACTTGAAGGATTCTTAGCAAGACCTTTAGCCATAGTATAACTAGAAGTTCTCATCTTCTTCCGCACAGGTCTTCCACCAAAGCGCCTCATAGCTTTTGCACTACGTAAAGCGTAAGGTAAAATCTTAGAGCCCGCTCTAGCTAAGAGTCCCCAAAAGGCATCCTTTTCAAAATCAGCTTGCTTTTCAAACCCTAAGTCTTTTAACACTAACTTCCTCCAGAAATTACGTAAGAATCTTCACCCTCAGTAAAGGCACCGGAAACTGTAACCCAGCCCCAGTAATCTTCGGCATTATCACCAACAGTGTTTACATAAGTATCGAAAGTTAAAGTAGCTATATATTCACTAAATAACTTAAAATACCCATAAGGCTTCGTACTTAATAAAAACTCTGTCGTTGTTCCATCCCCTGTAAAAGTATCAGTAACAGAGGTTGCAGGAACATCTAATCTATAGTAACTAACGGAAATAGCTACTCCTGATTCAGGAGCTACTTTAAAGCTAACATAATCCCGTAAAGTGCCTGGAGTCACGAGGTAATGTATAGTTTCATATAACCTAACATCGCCTAAATCAACCGTTAAATTATAAGATGTTTCAGATGGAGCTATACTTCTTTGACTAGAAAATGTTAGTCTAACAGGAACTACAGTTAGTTCTACATCAGAGTTAGACCTCAGTATCTGTTCTTCACCAAGAGCTAAGCCCTCTAGTCTGCTAATCCCGTGTTTATAAATCTCTGTCTTATAAGCAGTTAGCGCCATAAATAATTCAGAAGCTATCTCTTCAGCCTGTAACCCGTTCTTAGATATACAGTTAAATACTACAGTGCCTCTAACGATGTCTGTGTAACGTTTACCAGATCCTGCATTATTATATAACGGTCCCTTTATAGTTTGCTTACCATCCTCAGTTCCAAATCCATCAGATTTAGATCCTAATCCTGGATCTTGGCCAGGAGAGAAAGCCCACTGCATTCCTCCACGAGAAACTAGAATACCTGGAATTCGTTCTATAATACCAAGATCTATGGCATTTTTATCTGCTATAACTATTGCTGTAGACCTTAAATCTTCATTCCATAAAAACTTGCTATGATCCCCAAAGTACTGCTGGCAAAAACTAGTAAAGATCTGCTTTATATCAAGAGACACATTATTAGTATTAACCCAAGATGATTCAGATACTATTTCTCCATCAAACCAATGGTCTGTGTTAATATTTGTTCTTGTCATGGGTCTCTGACAAATCCCTTATTTCAGGAGTTAACGAAGTCTTTAAAGCAGATTTTCTATTAGCCTCTTCTTTTAATTTAGCTAAAAGGTCTTGATCTGTATTAGTTACATTTTCTTTTGGTACTAGTCTCATCGTAATAATATACTCTTTTTTGAATAGTTTGTCAAGTTTATTTCTATGTATTAGTAGGACTTAGCAATACCCAAGTTTCCAGATTATTAACTACCTGACCATTGGTATATATTATACCGCCAGCTGCCCTTCTTCTAAAAATTCCAGCATATTTCGTTTTTAAACATGGCGCATAAGTGTTGCCCGGTATTAAGTACGGGGTGTTTAATGTAACGTTTTGAACTTGGTGCGTATACCATGTACTACCGTAAGTTCCGCCAGCAAGAAGACCAAATCTATAAATATAGTCTGTTTCCGAATCTTCGATTGCCGTTTCTGTTAAAGATGGTTCTGCTGAACTATTAGTTATCAAGAACAATTTATTTTTAAAGGATATTTGATGTGCTTCAGCCTCGTCATATCTATCCATCATTGGAATATCAGTAGGATACCCTAGATCACCATATTTATATACAACTTTTTTAATATACCAACCAGCGTATAAAAATGATATAGGAGACATAGCAGGAGGATATGAGGTAGATTTACCAGACCAATCTAACCACTCGTCTGGGTCGCTTCCCTCAGACCACGTTGCTGCACTTTGTCCTACTATCCCTATTGGTACCCACACATCAGGCAGATACTCAGGATGCTCTTTTAAATCTTCTGTAAGGAATGTTCCATTACCATCAGCAACTAATACCCCTCTTTCTATTGAGGCTCCCTCAGAATCAAGTATGGTTGTTGCCGAACAATTAGAGAATGAAGTTACTCCGCTAACCCCAAATGACATATTTAAAGTATCTTCAAAATATAATTCGTTTTCGTCTTCATCGTATTCATATTTTAAAGTTAACTTATTAGTATCATTTACTGAAAATTGAAGAGTAGCATCAGTGTCATCTTCACTTACTAAATATAAAAAGTTAGTATAAAAAGAGGTTGAGCCAGTACTTAGAGATACAATAGGCTCGTTGTATCTATCATACACTATTGGCTGATAAAGTCTGGCTGCTGCATTCATATAAAACCTATCATCACTTAAGCTTGCACCGCTTATTAATGTCAGATAAGTTCTGTCTGCTTCACCGCCTACAACTGTTTCGAACTTTAATGGATCAAGAGACTCTACTATATGGCCAGATATATTTAAAGAAATAGTTCCATCTGACTCTTTAATTATATTAGTGCCTAAAGTTAAATCTTGATTTGCTGTTATTCCTTCATCTAATGACAGGTGTAAATTTCCCGCTATGTCATATATAGCTGAAGTGTGTAAAGGGGTTACGTAGTTAGCTGATCCTGTCAGATATACTGTAGACCCTGTTAACGATATTCTAGCTGTGTCTGTGTAGTCGTAGATTATACCAGGAGTCTCGGAGAAGTAAATTGCTGTGGTAGACAGCCCTTCTGTAAAATCTGCTAATGAGTTAAATGTAACTAAATCAGATGAGGAATCTATTATGTCAGTATATAATACTCCACTAGCATATATATTATACACATAGTAACTCTGATCATAGCTACCGCTTACGCTTGAGAAATCCTCATCGATCTCTGACTTAGTATAATATAGATCGTTATGGTTGTGTGCAGTATAAGTGACACTAAGAGAGTCTAGCTGTGTTTGAGCGGACAACAGCCTTGTGTCAAGTTCAGAGTCATTATTATTCCAAATGACTCTACCCTCATTTACATAATTATCAAGCGTTACGTCTAGAATGGCCACTAAGGTACCTCTACATCATATATAATATCACCCTCAACTATACGAGATAGTTGAACAGCTTGTTCAATGATATATCCTTTTTTCTCAACGTTCTTAACTGTTTTAACTGCCCATCTTATATTTTTATTATCTACTACAACGTCATTGACAGTTAAGATCGGATAATTTAACATAGTTAATAGAACATCACTTGGCATCCATTCACCAAACATTGTTATCTGATTATACTTTGGAGAGGGAGTGAGCATTCCCTTAAACAACAAGGCTTCGTAGTATCCGGATACCCAAGAAGTTCCATGACACGTGGTACAGCTGGGATCATTACTTCTCATTAACGTTGCATCCCAACATTCAGTGCATCTTGTACCATAAGATCTACGCTTTAATAAATACATATCTCTTTGAGCATATTTAAGAGCTAAAGCTTTTCTTCTTAAGATTTCAGCATGAACTAAATCAGTAGTCTCATAAAACACGTATAGCGGAGTAGACGTTAATACAGAAGTAGTATCATCTGTAGTGTCTGTTAATATTAACTTATAGAACCAAGTTCTACCAAAATGATACACACCAGAAATGGTGGTGTCATCATATGACGACAGTGCTGCGGATACTCCGCTTCCTACTAATGTATAACCATCAGTAGACCCAGCAGTGCCTGGCCCATCTGCTCTATATACGTCTATTTCAAAATCAGACTCATCTTCATTTGAAGCAGTCCAGGTCCATGAAATAGTTAATTTATCTACGTCAAAAGAACTAATTGATAGTGTGTCTATAGTTAACATTACTCGTCGTATATGTCCTCTCCATGAATAATACCATATTCTGAATGAACTCCCCCATAACAATCATCTATATTTGAAGCTAACTTAAAATTATGTACTGCTCTAGAATACTTATTAATTAGTAGATTAAAGAAATTAATATACCTTCCATACTTATCATAATCCTGAACAGTGACTCCGCCAGAATCTTGATATGTTAAGGTATTTCTAGCAGACAATATTCCTTTGGCCATTAATAGCTTTAGTATAGCTCCTTGGCGTGTTATATTCCAGGGGATTTCTGATATTGCTGTATAACTTGTTGCTGGCAGAAACTCATAATTAATTTCGTCCATAGTATCTTGAATATAATGATAAAGCTCAATATCCTCACACTCTTCAAGCTCTTCTAGCTTATTTAATATAGCGGTATCATTTAACCATTTTCTAAGACGTGCAACATAAAGTCCATCCTCATATGGAATAAACTCTGTAGTAAGTTGTATATTAGTCGGCATTATAATCCTCCAAAATATTAATAACTAGAATGTCAGTTGTAGGTACAGTCAGCTTTGAGGTATCATCGAAGGTAACTTCAAACTCACCAAGATATGCACCAGCCGTATTAGTGTCTGCTCCTGCCCAGGAATACCTAACTCTACCATCTGCACCACCACTAGTTAAAATAGTGCATTCGCCATTTTCTATTTTCATAGAAGTTCTTGAGGCAGCATCTACCATAGTGAATGTTACACCAGCACCGGCCAGATCTACTACAGTTCCGTCTTCGTCAGTAAGTGTAGCATCTAGATACGGTCTAGTGTCATTCCTTTTTAAATTGACTGTTGTTGTAGCCATTCATTTCTCCTATTATTCATCAAGTAATTGAGATAAACTGACCAGTTGCAGTAACTGGGTTTAAATACTCAGCATCTGCTGCAGCAACCTCTGCTGCCATCTCTACATCGGTTAAAGCGCCATCCCAAAAAACAATTCTAGCCGTTTTTCCAGTTTGAGTTTTTTCCGCAGCACAAACTTGTTGAACCGCAGCTGACATATCTATATCAGTTATACTACTTGTACTAGCACTTCCAGCTTCAACTCCATCCTCAAAGACTTGTAATCCATCAGTAGCAGTACTGAACCTAACTCTAAATACTGATATCTGTGGAGTCTCTATAGTAACTGTCCAAGTAGTAAATGCCAAAGTGCTATTACCATAAATTACAGCCTGGTTAGTTCTCCAGTTATATGATTGTTCGCTTGATCCATCTCTTTTTCCTGCATATCCGCCATCGCCAGTGACATCGTGTTCCCCAACATGGAGTATAGTAAATCCATCAGTAGACCATAATTTTAAATCAGAGGGGCCATTAAATCCGTCAGTTACGCATGTCAAAGTACTATGATCATTATAATCAGAGTCTGATAAATTAAACGTTGGTCGATACGTTGGACCAGTTTGGCCCATAAAATATCCATCTCCAGCGCCTACTTCATCATACCAGCCAGATACCGAAACTCCATCTCCATACCCGGCCCCGGCATTATGTCTAGAATCAGTTAGTGAGTCTACATCCCAGTCAGCTGACACATTGGCGTTTGCTCCATTACTAGGTGTATAAGCCATTAATCGTCCTCATAAAATATTGTAATATGTATCCAGGTAGGATCTCCAGAAGTTGATACTAAGTCTACCCAAAGTGCCGAATCCGCAGGAACTGTAGCATCACTAAAGGATGCAAGAGTTCCGTAACTTGTACCAGACGTAGTTGTATTATTTGATCCAAATACATCATTACCGGCTGTATACGAAGTATTGTGTTTAAGATTCCAAACAACGTTAGTACCGCCTTGTACTCTTACAATTACTTTAGAAATTGTATAGGCTCTATCATGGAAGAACGCTTCCATGTCATCGGCTGCAGCAGGTGTCTTAATAGTAAATGATTTAGACCCTCGATGGGTGTGCAGTGAATCTGCATTACTTCCATCTGTAAGAGTTTCTAGTTCAGTTCCAGTAGCAGTAGTGTCAGAGTGACTAGCCACTGTGTGAGACTCGGCATGAACATTTGCATATTCTGCAGCTGTTAAGTGTTGGTAATCTCCAGAGTTTAAACCGCCTAAATTATTATGAACTGTAACTGGAGTTGATTGAATATCAATACTCCAAGGAAACCCTATACTATAAAGATTAGTCACACTTTTTTCTACAATAATTTTAGCTATTAATACTCCACCACCGGTAACACTAGTTGGTAAATTAACAGGTAATTGCGCTTCGGTTGCTTCTACTAATGTATTAGAGGCCTGTCCATAAACTATATGACACTCACCATCATCGTGTAGATATGCCCAATGGATTCCATATTGATTATTAGACAAGGTAGCTAAGCCTGTACCATAATCATTATACTGTAAATTATCTATTACTGATTGTGACGAATGTTGCCATACTCCATCATTATACCAGTGTTCAAATGTATCAGCACCAGTAGTATCCATAGCAGCAGTAGTTATTCTATGATGTGCAAAATATAATACTCCAGCAGAGATCGTTAAGTATCTATTTCCTGATTCAGCAGTTATCATTCCACTAGCGCGTTTACGGCCATAAAGTTCAAATAATCTAAAAGCTGACTTCATGGCAATATCATTATAATTAGCAGGAATATTAGTTACATGAACATTACCATTAATTCTATGTGCTGTTCCTATTGGAATTGTAGTATGTAAATCTAAATCAAATATATTAGTTGTACCAGAAGCAATTGGCGTCCCAGCATTATAATCTAAATAAATATAATGTGGTATTCCATCGTCTGCTATATTTAATCCTGATCTTCCAGTAAAATCTATTGATACTAGTTGGCCTATGTCACTATCTGTAGTTTTTAAATATGCTGTTCCAGCAGCAATATCAATATTTCCTGAACCCGCATCAGTTAATAAACAACCAGAAATAATAGAAGAAGATTGAGTATTTATATAATCATTAAGAGTTGTATAAACTGGAGTATCAACATTATTAGTTACGATTGTTGTAAGATCTTGTGTGCCAGTATGATTTGCTCGTGCTCTATCGGCAGTATGATAATGTAAAGAAGTATCGCCAGATCCGGTTAAAGTGTTTAACTCGGTCCCTGTTGCCGTTGTGTCGGAATGACTCACAACCGTATGTGACTCTGCGTGACTAGCTGCGGTATTTACTGCGATACCGCTAACGTTCGCATCTATTTGATCTTGTATATTTGATGTTGCGCCGTTTAAATAATCTACTTCAGTATCTGTAACAGTCGCTGAAGTTTGTAAATTCCCACTTTCATTTGTATATACTACTCTTCTTACAGTTAAAGCTCCACCTAATGTCGCGAATCCTGCTTCTGCAGCAGTTCTATTTATCCATTGGTCACCGACTGCTTTGTAGGATAAAACTTCATAATTTGCCGGTGTGTCTATTACAACATCTCCAAGACCACCTAATTCCTTATAAGTATTTCCTGAGATAAGAATATCCATTGTATTTATTTTATCATATACAGCATTCTGACTAGGGGAGTGAGTTGTATCACCGTTCCACCCAGAACTATAAATAGTATCTTCTACGGGGCTAGAAGCCGCGTGCGTGTGTAACGAGTCCGCATTACTACCGTCAGTAAGTGTTTCTAATTCTGCACCAGTAGCAGTCGTATCCGAGTGGCTAGCTATATTATGGGCCTCGAATGCTCCAGTAACAGCATTACCGCCTGCAGTTGATCCATCACCAACAAAATAACTATCGGTGTCTGTTGTCCAAAAAGGCTCACCCTCAGCTAATGTTAGTGTTAACCTTTGTGCGTTTGTTCCTCTACGAATTTGAAAAGCCATTAAGCTCCTCCACAATTTATACTGACTTGATCTGTGTATACTCCACAATCAAAGCCAGCTTTATCTAAAGCTGCAGTTCCACAATCTATTGTTACTATATCCGGTAATTGACTTATTCTTACTCCGCCATAGGTTACTCCGTCACCTACATAAAACCATTTAGTATCTGTATCCCATAAGGGTTCGCCCTCTTCTGCTAAGAATGAGGTACGATCTTGATTTAATCCTCTTCTAACTTTCATACTCATATTAGATATGTTCCTCCATCGCAGACACAAGTGCCTTCGATTAAATAAGTTCCTCCATCACAGTTGGACTCTGGTACTAAGTAAGTTCCTCCGTCACAAGTATCTGGAATAACTATTCTTTTACCAACAGCTCCAACAACAGATACAGCTCTTAATTCATAGTTATTTTCAAATGCTATGTCATAAACAACTGAATAAGATTTTACGTCAATGCCGTCTAAATAGCTTGGTATATTTGTTACAGCTTTAATTTCTAAGAATGCTAAATTAGCTCTGTAATTGTAAGTATTTAATAAAGAAAACTTATAAGGAAGTACAGTGCTTGAATTTAATATAAAATCTAAATTACTAGTTGGTGCTTTATAAGTCAAAGTGCTGGATGTAACTCCAGTACTTCCTATTTCAGCATCTTCTAATATATATCTTAGAGGTGGCTGGAATTCAGTAGCTGGTGGAATAAATTCAAAGAATTGCCATCCAAGATACGAAGATAGTAAGTACTTCGTATTTCCCCAACGAATCCGAGCTTTTTCACCGCCTTTAGCCATTAAACTTTCCTGAAGACTTTAAGATTATCGATTTAGTCTGTACCTTCTTAGGCTTTGTTTCTTTATTGTATTGTTTCCTTGCATCCTCTGCATTGAGTTCTTCTTTAAATATAGTTAATTTTTTACCAGATCCCACAATAGCAGAATTATTAGATTTATCAATAAATAAAATATTTATTACAGCATCTTTATCTACTATTGGAATATCATTTTTTAACTCAACTAAATAAACGAACATAAGAACCCCATATAAAATATAACACTTAAACGCCTGTTTGTCAAGATATAAACAAAAAGAGGGAGAGCTTTTACACTCTCCCTCTCTAAATTAAGTCCGGTAACTATAACGGTCTTAATATTTACGGATACAAGGTCATCTTACCGCAACCATTAATATTACCAATACCCATTCCAACTGCCTCATAAGCAGCGAATGTGATAATATTCTTTTTCTTCTCAATCCAGAACTTCGTATCATTTAAGATACAGAAGTTACCTAAGAACTCCTGAGCGGCGAATACATATACATACTCTTGTGTACCACTGTGTAGTAAGTCTGTTTTGTTAGAAACAATTAACTTACGACCGAACAAGCTAGCATAAGTATATCCGTTAACTGTAATCTCAGAACCAACCGCGTCACCAACTGATGTTGCATCATATAGGAATAAACGGTTAAAGGTCTCAGTACTCATTAGAAGGGTCTCAGCTCTTAAGTTGTTACCATCTAGTAAGTTAAACAATTGACGGAATGAATCCTTAGAAATTACTCCACTTGTAAGAGTACCACTGACAGACAGTGAACTAGCAGTAATAGCTACTTCAACCTGTGCCAAGAACGAGGTATCTTCAATTTTCTGAATATCTTTCACAGAGTTACGCTCGATGATTTCAGTTAGAGGCATTTCATAAGCTAGAAGCTCTTCCTCAGTCTTCTGGAAATCATCACTAGAGATTGTATAGAACGGAATCTCATAACGCTCACCCATGATGTAGTTCGTATCAGGCTGACCACGGAAGTTTACTGTCATTGCTTTTGAGTCGGGCTCAATATCAACAATGCGCACTAAACCGTCGTGATTAACTGATCTCTGCAAGTCAGCCTTTGTTACATACTCGGGCTGGATAATCTTACGCGCAAAGCTAACTTCTCTTAGCTTTTGGCGAATAAACGCTGAACCTTCAGACGCTGCTTTCTCAATACCATCAGGAGAATTTAGCTTCTGAATAAACAGCTCATTAATAGTGCTAGCTGAAATATTACTCATTAGTTATCTCCTTAAGCAGTGATGTAGGTTATTACGTTAGAATAAGTTGTACCCATGTAGACGTAGCTAGTCGTCAGAGCTTCACAGTAAGCAACGATATTATGTGTTCCCATAGTACCGATACCTAATGTTCCATCTGTCTCTACTGCTAGCGGACTGCCAACTGAGATACCTGAAGTCGTTACCCAGTCAGTCATTGCTCTGTGAGTACCAACTAGTAAAGTTAGTTTTCCAGTAGCAACGGCATCGGGTGTAAATCCATACGTGTTATTCCTATTAGACTCTGTCCAGATAGGATATGCGGCAAGTAGTCCCTTACTAGCAGGGGTAATACCGCCAAGACCAATCCAAGCACCCTGTTTAAGAGTGGTATCTGACCAGTTAGGCATAGTAAGTTCAACACGCTGGAGAATATTTAAGTTACTTAAAAGCTTAAGCATTTGCTTTTCTCCTTAAAAAGTTATATTTAATCTTCAATCAACCACCGAGTAAAATTGTCCAGAGACCCATCGTCTTGAATTCTGTCACTAAGAGTTCCAAAACTAAAACTCTCTTGGCTTTGTAACTCCATAGCCTTCTTAACGATTTCTAACTCCTCTGAACTTCCCTCGGAGTATTCCTGCATAAACTGAATAGCTCGTTCTGCAGGAAATCTGCCATTTTCATACAGCTCTATAGCTGTTTCCTGTGCAGACTTAACCATCTGCAACTCCTCTAATTCATCACGTATGGCACGAATAGTATCGGCAGCTAATTTTAATTTATCATCCGTGGTCATATTTACTCCGAATTAAAAAAGTTATTCTTCCTCATTAAAGAAGCTATCGTATAAATTTTCTACGATTTCATAGGCAGCTGTTTTATCTGATTCGGTCTCTTCAACTTCTTCGGCTTCTTTGCTTAACTCTGCTAAGAAAGCATTAGCCATGATCTGTCCAGCTTCTTCGTAAGAAGCTACTTTAGCGGCTTCCTCTTCTTCAACTTCGACATCATACTCGATCATGTATTGAGCTAGTTTAACAACATCATCATTAGTAAAATCTTCGCCATGCTCTTCTGTTAAGAGAGCAGAAGCAGTCTTTACATACTCACTGATAGCTTCGCGTCTTTCAATCTCCATATCATAGCTTGCTTCTTTGGTAGTTTCTTCAACTTCCTCAGCTTCTTCAGCTTCGATGTCATGATTTAACATATATGTGGCTAATTTAACAACATCTTCTTTCTCATAATCTTCACCATATTCTTGTGCTAATAGATCATCAGCAGTAGCGGCATATTGAGAAATAATTTCTACTCTTTCGTCAATTATATTACTCATAAATTTTATTCCTCTCCTTCAGTGAAGAATGTATCGTAAATAGTGTTTACTATTTCATCAGCAGCTTGCTTACCCATATCTACACCACCAGCTGAGCTCGGAAGAGCGGCTTGGTGAGTTACTGCTAGGGCAGAATCTGCGGCAATAGTTCCTGCTGTTTCATCAGGAGCTTTACGAGGTGCGGGTTGAGAATTAGTATCAATTTCAATAGAAGGTACACTAGCTTCTGTTGCGGCAGTCAGTTCTTTTAACTTTGCAATTACTGCGTCGACTTTACCTGCTTCAGGAAGTTCTCCGACTGACAAGTGATTTACAGACTTGGCTGAAGCTGGGGTATCCGCACTGTTACCAGTATACGGGCCAGTACCAACTGCTATTTTCTGTAACTCATCAACAAAGGCACGAGCGAAGGAGCGTCCTTGAACGTCCATCTCTTCTGCTACTTTATCAATCTCTTCTGCCGTCTTCTCTTCATCATCTTCTGGTGTCTCTTTAGTGTCTTCTTCAGTTGACTCCTCAATTACTTCTTCTTCAACCGTATCCTCGGAAAGACCCTCTGCTAACTTCTCTTCAGCAGTTTTCTCTTGACTTTCGGTCTCTAGCTCGGCTAGAATATCGTCTAAGGTTTTTCCATGTGTTGACATTTATTTCTTCTCCTTAATTAATTCATCATACAGTTTTGTTACCGTATCCTGATCCATTCTGGAAATTAAGCTGGCTTTTTTCATAATAAGTTGCGTACCTTTTATCGCTCCTGTTGTTAACAATGTACTCAAAAGTGGGTGCTTTCGTACAAAATTCTGGGTTTTTGATATAGGTTCGCCTCTTCTTACTTTTGCTTCTTGTATTCCTGCATATAAATAAGTACTGGGTATACCAGCAAAAATTATAGCAGGAATCAAAGCACCAGCGGATTTAAACAGTGAATCTTGTACTTTTAAAGATCCCACGGTTCCGGCTCCTACAAGAAGTGGAACTATCCACGGGTATTTTGCAACTAACTCTGTTACCCCTCCATGAGAAAATGCTTTATGAAACATCTTCGCATATCCTGCATATAGCCCACCTAAAACAGCCATTGGAACTAGAGGGTTCTTGTGAGGAGTTAGTGTTGGATCAGGGGTATGATCAAATAATATATTTTTGATCTTACTTGGTGTTGCTGCTGCTTGTGGGTTATAACTAATTTCTGCAACTTTATGCTGTTCTAAAACATCTTCTAATTTTAAAGAAGCTTCTTTATTAATAGAAGGAGTCTCTAAAGCACGTGCTATCACATAAGGTTTTGCTAAAGATAAGTTAGGAACTTCGGATTCTAATAGTTCTGCTATTTTTTCATTAAAAAAATCTAATGAAACATCAGAAGCCATAATAGGATCTTCAATACCAAAGTTAAAATCTATAGTATTTCCAAGGTCTTCTGCTAATTTATCTTGCCCATTAGAATATAAAGCTATCTTCATAAAGTCTTCCTTTTTAGGGAAAATACATAGTCCCATTAAAGTAGAGTATACCTCATTTATCGGATACTCTGACAACTTTTCTAACAATTCTTTTGGCATTGCTTTTTGTGATTTTAAAACTAATTTTTTTGGATCTTCACTTAACCCATCAATCTTTGCAACTATTTCTTTTTTAATCTCAGCTTGTGACTCCAGGTCACCTTCTTTTAATAACTGCTCTGCTAATACTGCAGAAGGTATTACTTCTGTCTCAATTGAGACAGATGATGCAACCTTAGCTAAGAACCCTGCTGTTCTATCAGCAGGTATTGTAACAACACTTAAATCAAAAAATTTAGGCATAGTGTTTACTGCATAGACTCTTCGTCCATCGTCCAGTATCTTGCCCATTTTAGTTGTTAAGTGCTCACAATAGTCTCTTGTTCTCTTTGCTTTATTTCCGCAAATAGAACAAACATCGTATGGGACCTTACATCCCATAGATACTTTAACATCAGAGATAGACTTATTTGCTTTTTCTATAATATCAGAAGCACGGCTATTGTCTAGCTCGATGATTAACTCTACCCTGTGCATCTTAGGATTATAGTGAGAAAACACTACTTTCCCAAAAGATTTACGAGGATCTTTATTTACATGGTGTTTGTATACATGTCCCATTGCTTCAAACGTTTTATGATACGCCTGTAAAGCGTTTTCAGGAAAGTAGTCACCATTTCTATTGGAACCATAGAATTCGCCAGCACTTAATGCGTTAACTAACGCATAAGTTTTATCAATCTTCTTTTCTATTAATTTAATATATTCTAATATCTCGGAGGCATAAGAAGCTGTCTTATGCATGTTACTAGAACTTACTAAAGTAAAAGGTTCAGTGTCATGATCGCCATAACAATATTCTATGATTTTATACATTAAGGATTCCCAGAAAACATGTGATTCTCAAATGCGTTATTAAATGCCGTCTGTAGTTCTGTTTTATCTACTATAGACACTGCGGGAGACGCAGGAGCAGATGATCCAGAGTCCATTGGTACCTTCATAGCTGTGTTTAGCTGATCCATATATAAAGACTGCAGTGCATTTGGTTTAGAGGCGCCTGTTCCACTTTCAATATCAGTAACGGTCTTAATAGTGTCAATAGTGGGCCCACCATGTGTCGCCATTCTTAGAGTTTGTCTAATGTAGGCTCCAGCAGCTAATGGATCTTTTGCCATTGATGGGGCAAAATGATATAAAGAATCAAAATACTTCATAACATCGGCTTTATCTTCTTCTTGTAATTCAGGGTGTATCTCAAGCATTTTTTTAAACGCTGGATCCTTTTGCTGTTTATTAATCCATTGCTGGGTTACTGCAATTCCACCACCGATAACAGCCATCGCACTAGCCATAGCTAAGCCGGTTATAAAAGGTGTGGTAATCTTTTTTATAGATTCCCATTTAGATCCAGCACATTTTTCTAATAATTTTTCTTTTAAAAGATCCATTAATATTTCCTTAATCTTTGTTGATTAAATAATTGTGTACGTAAGATATCGCCTTGGTCTTCTTTACCTTTTCCTTTACCAACAGCATAACCGCCACCGACCATGCCAGCAATTCCAACTCTCTTCAAAGTTTTTTTAACAGGAATTTCGGGTTTCCAGGTTAGTTTTTTCTCATGCTCTTTTACGTATTCTTTAGATGCTTTAAGCTTTTTAGCTTTACGCATCTTTTCACCTAATGACGCAGGAATGCCTTTTATTTTTGCTAGAAGACCTCTTAAACTTCCAGCAGTTTTATTTAACTTAGGAAGTATAACATCAAATTCTTTTAACTCTTCGTACTTATCCTCAAAGTGAGAGATAGCATCTGCGATCATTAATCTTTTTTCAGCCACTTTTTCAAAGTTCTGTGCGGCTAGGAAGAAGTCACTTTCCTCATTTACAAACTTCATAGAAGCTTCTTTTTCAAGATCTAGATGAGGAGAATTTTCTGTAATTGTATTTTTAATTTCTGAAAGAACAGCTTCGCCTAGAATAGGCATAGCTTCTTTGTAGATTAAACCTAAATCATTAAAAGCGACATTTTGTAACAAAGCTTGCTTGGTCATTACTTTTAGATCTCTAAGTAATGTATCTGCTTCTAACTCGTTGTCATGTAAAGCGTTAACTAAGAAGTCGAATTTTCCACTTAGTTCGCTAGCTTGTTTTTCTATCTTAGCTCTGTCTATTGGAATTTCTGCAGTCTTTTCTATGTAGAAAAGAGCGACGTCTTCATTGATGCACGGAGGTTCATCATAGTCATGACAATTAGAAACTTCAGCAACCTTTGTTACTGAAGTGTGCACATCATTTGCAGTAGCTACGTCAAATTCGACGTACTTGTCTTTTGCAGTTTTTAATAGAGACAGGTAGGTTTCCACGTTTGCAGCCTCCACCACACGTGTTATTTGCTGCACACTCAATCCGTTGTCTTCTGCGATTTTTGTAATAGTATCGTTTAACGATACATCGCTAGATACGTAATTTTCTGCAGCTTGTTTTCCAAAGGAATCTAAATCGAAGGAAGTGATCATCATAATAAATATAGCCTCTCTCTAACTACTTGTCAAGTAGTTTTTTACATTATTAGTTTAAAGTTGCGCGTTACTGTATAATTCTGCAGAAAGGGACGCAAATATGGTTGCATGAACAAAGTCGTCTGGACCAATATTAACATACTTCATTGTGTTCATTTCTTCATTGTATTCATTTTGTACATTTAACATATCATCAACAAATGTATCAAACTCTTGCCCTTCGGGGAAAATATAAGCCCCACTCTTAATTCTTTGGAAGAACATATTCATAACTTGGTTTCTACCAAGGGTATACGCAGGCATTTTGGAGTTGAACTCCATTACCTTTTTCTGATTAGGCATGTGCTGGAAAGCGATTACTTTCTCATATCCTAAACGTCTTCTAAACTCTGAGTTAGGTGCCTCTCCCATTCCATAGTCAGAGGCTATAAACTCGGCTCCCCATTTATTCATTATTCTTGGTACCTCATCATGTATAAACGCATAGTCGGCTTCTTTGCCTAAAAATTTTTTAGCATATAATACATGAAACTTTGGTCCACGTTTTTGTACTATTGATATCACAGTATTTGATGAGTCTGAGTTTACTGGACCATAGTCAATTCCCAATATTCTAGGAAAGGCATTAATACTATCTTTTGTAAGATCGGGGTCTCCATGAGATATTCTTGGACCAGTGCAGCATTTTTTAACTTGTGATCTAGTAACTGGAGCTACACCATCATCGAAGGATAGAGCTAATGTTTCATTATAGAAAATAGCCTTAGATGTAATCTTCATTTTCTCTATTACATCTTTTTGCCAATCTACCCAAGGAGCTTTAGAGAAATGAAGTAAACAAACTCTCCAGCCCTCAACCGTAGCATCCTCTTCACCAGTCTGTACCCAACGACCTGATTTGATGTCCATTAGTTTACCACAGTATTTACAGATAACCCCAAGATTACCTATATTCTTCTCATCTAATAAGTTCCATTTTCCACAGCCAGTACAGCGGGGCATGAACTCGTTCTTAGTAGAACGCTCCCATATATCTGCCAGAGTCCCGCGCGTGCGCTTGGGAGTGCCTGCGTACATAGTCTTTTTATACATAGATCTAGACATAGTCTCTCTAACAACTGGTATAATATCAGCTGCAAGATCCTGTGCCTCATCGAATAGATTCATATCTGCAGAATATCCACGAATCCTATCAGCATTCACCAGGGCATATCTTAAATATAATTTAGATCCATTTAGAAATTGCTTCATATGTACGTTCTGTACTAATGAAGAATTTATGTAGTGTTGTTTAATTAATGGAGACGATTCTATAACAGGTGCAACTCTATCATGTGAAAATACTTTACACTGATCAACTGTAGGAGCAATGTAAAGAGATTTAAAATATGGACGCATCGCACAGTTAGCAATCTTTAGATTAGCAAGAGTAGTACTCTTTGCTGTTTGTCTGCTAAATTGTAATACAGTGTCTTTTGCATCTGAATCATAGATTGCCCTCAAATGAGGGTAATCAGACAAAGATAATTGTCTACCATTTAAATATAAAAATTTCTCAGCAAACTGAGACTTCGTCATCTTTACTTTGCGCTGAGATTTTGTATTAGCCATTTACTTATCCATTTCCATCCGTGCTTTGCGCTTCTTGCGTCTAATCCATCTTATCTTTTGAGCATGTTGTAATACTTTACCGTATGGTCCATGTTCCAACTTCTTATATATTATGTTCTGCAAAGATCGTCTAGGAATGCCAAAACCTACATCATATGCCATTTCTCGACCTACGTGTACTTTTCGTTCTATATCGAGAATATCCTCGACATCCTCGTTCTCAACATCTTCTTTTAACATCTTTTCATATAAGTTAGCTAGCTCTAGCTCACTCTTGAATTCTACTTTAGGATCTCTTATATTCTCTGGGTCTAGTCTAGGGTGAATTAGCCATTTATCACCTAATATATCATAGACTCCAAACTTAGCATCTTTGAAATCAGACTTCTTCCTATAAGGAAGAATATAATAATTAATTGGATGTCTGGTCCCAGTAACTAATTTTCCATTAACAAAGTTACGCGCCATTACATGTAAAACTTTTGCATCAGCAGGGCTAACATCAACCATAACGTTGACATCCATGTCTGATCTTACAGTATACTTATAGCCAGTGATAGACCCAAGTAGAAAAATGTCCATTATCTTTGTAGACTTTGGAATTACTCTTTTAAGTTCTCTAATAAGTTGTTTTCTAACCTTAGGTTTCAACTTATAATTCTTAAGCCAAATACTTGGATCTAGCGTAGTCTGTACTTTATCTAAAAGACTCATACTATCCTTGTTTCTTATTTTTTAAAGGAACTATTTTATCTGACTCTGCTTCTTCTATATCATTTAATTGGTCTAATGTAACTAACTCTTCTTGCTCTGATCCATCATCGAATTCAACCATATTAAAGAAATCTTCATTAGATATAGATTCTTTTCTAATCTTATCAGCCTTATCAGATAACTTTAAAGCAAGAGTTCCCCACTTCTGAGCTAAATCAGGGTCTGACCTAGTTTTATCTTTGAAGTTATAAAACGAGTCAGTTACCATTTCATTGATCATAGACTCATGAGTTCTATCGGGCTGAGCTCCTAATTTCCAAATCAAGTAGTCTTTATCACCTTTTAGTGCAACCTTAAACGTAGGTACATATTCTTTAGGCGAACGATCTTTTATATAATTTTGTTTTTGGACACGAGTCCAGTTGTGCACATTAAAGAAATATTGTGTGAACTCATCTATGTCTTCATAGGAGTACTCAAGGTTAAATTTTCCGTTTACCATTAATTCAATGTCTTCTTGAGTGATTCCGACGATACATAGAGAACTTACTAACCTAAACATTAAAGGATCATCTAAAATTTTAAATGCTCCTTCTATTCCATCTATTGAGTTTCCAGGCACTATTATATTTTCTAAGTATCCTAACATTTTTTCTATCTTCAATGTAGCAATCCATTCCGGCTCTAAATCGTTAATAGTCTTTTTATTATCTTGGAAATAATCTGGATGTTGAGATAATAGCTCCGCCACTATCTTATCAAGATAATAATTAGAAGTAGGGAGACCTCGATCTTCCAACATCTGCTTAATCTCGGATTTAGGATATTTTTTAGTTGCAAATAATGCAACAATATAATTATAATGTGGAAGTTTTTTACTAATAGCGATAGCCATATTCAAACCCTTCTTTTTTAAATCCTAATTTACGTAAGTCTGAATTATCTACAAAAACAACATCCCTATATTTCTTTCTTAAAACATTTAATTCAGACTTTGGAGTTCCTATTATAATTTTTTTTAATTTTTGAGGAGACTTCATGGTTACAGTTTTAAATTTTGTTGGACCATTAATAGTATTTTTTCTTTTAAATATAACTGAATAATTTCTACCAGTTTCAGCCCCATAAGTGCCACTTAAATTTCCATGAAGACCAAAAATTCTAGCCCATTCGGTTTTTCTTAAAGAATGTTCTGCTGGTAATCTATGAATATCTGCTGAAGATAATAATTTTTTAGAAGAAATTATAGAATTTAAACTTTCTCTATTAGTAAGATGAGTAGTCAAATCACCTTTTGCTAAAGCTTTTAGTTTTCTAATCTCTCTTAATGCTCTTCCTCTTAATTTTGCATTCTTACAAAAAATCATAATTAATCTTTAAGTTTTCCCTAACTTTTTTAACATCATTATCTCCTAGAAACTTTGCATTTTGGATTTGTACATTTGTATACAAATCTACCTTTACCGTCTGGTCCTACTAGTCTTGTTCTTACTGCAATTCCAGATTTACATGCAGAGCAAGTTATTTTTTGTGATTGTTGTAAAGGTCTGATATTCATTAGAGATTAAACACTTTCTTTAGTCTATCTCTGTCTAAACATAACTTATCTCCCCAAGTAGTTAACTTATTAGCTAATTTAACATTCTCTGGAAATAGTTCTTCGACTTTTTCTTGTAGCTCTTTAAAAGAACTAGGCTCGTAGGTTTCAGCTATCTTTTCAAACAGCCCCTCAAAATCTGCATCTGTATTATACGTTAAGATGGATGCCATCTTAACCAAAGCAGATTCTTGCCCTTCAAAAAATGCTAATAACTTTTCATCTTTTGTCGGATCTAAGTCATTTAAAACAATTTGCATTATTCCTCGTCCTTTGCTTTTAATTTTAAAAAGTGTGCAAGGTGATTTGTTAGTAAGGTTGGCTCAAACAAACAAACATATGACACACCTATCAATCCTAGTATGATAAATTCCATTATGGTTAGTCTCCCGAATACTTTAGGGGTGAAGTATTTCTATTCTATTCTGAATAGTTTTTACTTGTTCTTCTAGTCTAGTAATTGCTGTGCTATGATCTCTATCTTGTGACTCTAATAAATGTCTTTCTTCTCTACTCTCAGAAGCTTCTTGTGCATTAACATGTTCAACATTTTCTAATTTATATTTTTGCACTTTTCTATCTTCCATATTAATTTTAATATCACCTAGTTCATGTAATAGGTCATCCATCTCATTATATAATTGTGTGTGTGCTTTTTCATGAGCTATATGATAATTATTCTGTGCTGTAATAATATCATCAATTCTATCTCCCATAAAATTCCATATCGTTAAAAACGATAATACAATAGACAACATTATCCCTACAGTTTTAGTGGCACCTGTCCCACGAGGAACTGTATTAGAGTTCCGCATAATCTTTTCTTCCGGCATAATTACTCTCCAGTTAAGCTAAACAATAAATTTAAGTCTGCGTCTTTAGGTATTTTATTTAAAGTAACTAGAGGGTCTAATTCTCTATTATATATAATTACTTTATCTGTTGTAGAAATAGCTTCTTCAACTTTTGTATGTCCAAATTTGTCTAATACAAATTCTTCTATAGTTTCTACTATTTCTAAATGGTCTTGGTCACCATTGTGCTCCATCAACAAATATTCCATT